TGTTCGTGCTGCTCATGTGCGCGGGCTATTTCTTCCGCTGTTCTGGGCTGGCTTTGTCCATCCTTCCATCCGTCGAATTGAACGGCTGCGAACATCGCAACCGATACGGCAACTGTGCAGGCTGCGTAGAATCTGCCCGGGTTTCTCATGCTCCGATCCTTACGGGCATCAGAAGATAGCGGCGGTTTCCGCTGTTGAGATTTACGGGGCGAAGCGGGCCGGTGGCCTCGAGCGTGGCATTTTCTCCGGTGAACTCGAGGCCGTCGTGCAAGAATTCGGGGTTTATGCCGATCCTCGGGAACTCGTCCCCGTCCTGTCTTACTTGATACCTGGGCGGGCTTCCGTTGGTGATTGGCTGCGGCTTTACGCTCGGGCCGTTCTCGTTCGGAAACTCGAGGGTCACGGCTCCGGCGCTCCACTCGATCACTGCGGGCTTGTTATTCGCTGCCCATCTCTTGACCTTCTTCGCTGCGGCTAGTGCTGCGGCGGTGTCCATCCTGGCGCTGCACTCGTAATACTCTGGGAATAGTTGCGTGTAATTCGGGAACTGCCCGCTGATTGCTCCGACTTCAACCGTTACGCTGTTGCCCGCTTTGGTGACTGTCTCAAGTCCGGCAACGGTGCCCGGCTTCTCGGGGTCGGCTTCCGGCTCCGTCCGTAGTGCTGTCCATTCTCCGGCCTTCTCGGTCACGATCCTTACGGCTGCTCCGGGCACGGTTATGCCTGCGCTCGGGCCATCTGCGGTAATGACTCCAAGCCTGTAACTGTCCGTCGCCACCATTGCATCAGGCTCGAACCTTACGCCTGTCAGAACGGGGCGCATATCGTCCTTGCTCGCTACCTTCGCTGCAAGGTCGTGCAGGTCTGCGGTTGCGTAGGTTGCTGCTCCCTGCGTCCTGGCTTCCGTGGTCGGGTCGCTGGTATCGCTCGCTTCTGCGGGCGGGAACTCAATCCCTGCGGCTGTCCATCCTCCGCCCGGGGTCGCGTGGGCTTTCGGCGTGTCCTTCGCTGTCCATTCTCCGGCTACCTTCGCGGCATCCTCGAGGCGAACGGGCTGCGGTACTTCCCACAGTCCGCCGATAGGCTCGGCAAACTTTATCCGCAGCCAATTCTGGCCGTGTGAAACTGTAATTCCTCGGCTGTTCATGTGGGCAATGGTGCCCGGGTCGGTGCTGCTGGTGCTTGGTCCGAATTCTTTCTCGAACTTCCGGGCCATTGCCACGGCTTCTTTGATCTGTTTGGTGCTTGCGCTCATGTGTCCATCCTTGCGTTGTGGTGGTTTGGTCTGCCCGGTATGGGCAAGGGCGACTGCGGGCGTGATCCGCTCGGGGTCTTTCTCCCTGTCGCCTGGCTGCGGTTTAGATTCCGTCGTTACCCTGTAGGGCTTCGCCAATGGTGCGCGTTACCATCTTCCGGGCTTCGTCGTGCTGTCCTCGGGCTTTGAATCGGGCGGCCATCTCTAGGGCGCTTTGCTCTATGTGGTCGGCGTATCGCTTCCCTTGCCACCTGAACGCATCGCGGGCGGCTTGCGTCGTGTATGCGGGCGTGTATCCGTAGGCGCTGTCCATTCTTATGCCTCCTGGCTGCGGTTGGCGCGGCTGGCTTCGGCTTCGGCTTCACGGTATCCGTAGAACTTCACGCCTCGGTCCTTGTGGTGCTTCCGCATCCGTGCGTCTGTGATCTGCTTGGCGTGGTAGGTCCAATGGGTCAAAGTCGCTCCGTCGTGCGGTGCGTCGTGGTGCGGGCGGGCTTCCACTACATAGATTTGGTTTTTCATCCAAGCGGGGTCCGCTGCGGTGTCCATCCTCCGGGCTTCGTTGTCTGCTAGGTGCTTGGCGGTTTCTGCTTTGGTGGCGGCTCTGGGCTGCCATTCGTCGGGCTTGCTGTCCATTCTTGCGGCTCCTTCGTCTGTCGTTGCTTGGTGCTTGCGGTCGTTCTCGGTCCAAAGTTCCTCGAGGTGCTTGCTGTCCTGGGCGGCTGTGGTGTCTTGTGCGGTCTTGAAACATTGGCCGCAAAGGTTGGCGGTCGGGCGCTCGGTGCTGGTGGTGGTCGCCTGGTTGCGCTGGTTGCAGTGGGCGCGGTGGGTTGCGTCGGTGCTGACGCGGTGCCATTTGCCACCGTTCTTTCGTCCATATAGTGCGGGCATCGGTGCGGTTCCTCCTGTGGTGGTTTTGTGCATGGCTGGGGCGGCGGTGTCTGTCGTTGTCTGACTCATGCGGGGAAAGTATACCCTCCGCTGGCATTTGTCAAGGGCTGGGAGCAAAGAATCTGCGGGCATCGGCTCGGGCATCTGCGGCGAATAATGGCGCGGGCTTCCGGGCTTCCCTCCTGCTCCTGCTCCTGTAGTGCTAGGGGCTTGGGTGTCCATTCTCTGCGCTCCTGGCAGCGGCTCGGCTGCGTTCGCTAGGTGGCGTGGTGGCTGGCATCGGGTCGGCATCCTTGAGGGTTAGATAGCACTAGGTCGGCTCGGCCTGGCTTGGCTGCCTGACTTCGCGGGCTTCCCTCTCTACCTGCTCTCACTCACTAGGGACTAGGGGCTAGTGCTAGGTGGCATGGTCGCCTGTTGGCTGAGCTAGGTGGCTGAGCTAGGTGGCTTGTTGACTAGGGTAAACCCTCTCACCTACTCATTCACTCAGGCGACTAGGTGCCCGGCATCTGGCATCAGGACTAGGCTTGCTGGCCTCGAGGTTAGGCTATCTGTACGGCTTGTTTCATCGTGAACTAGGTGTCCGGGGGTCCATCCTCGTGCTAGTACGCACATGTTCACAGGTAGGCAGAAGGGGAGGGGAGGCGGTGAAGTGATGTGATGTATGGATGTTTATATATGGGTACCAACAGCACAAAAACCCCCCTCACGGGCTAGATCACTACCCGATCACTAGGCTACAAGCCAAAACAGGTAGGACTAGAGCCAAGAACAGGAAACTAACCCTGAAAACCCGGCAGCCCTTTCTCCCCGGCCCTACTTGGCTTGCTAGAGCCAGATAGCCTCCAGAAACACGGGGAAACGCTTTTACTGCCAGGCCCACTAGATGCCCCCTAAAGATGAACAGGGAAGGCGTACCTGACAAACTCCCGGCAGCCGACCTGTGAATACTCTTGACAGAGGGATTAGGATGAGTAGGTGCTTGACATTCCCCCGAGATTTCCTTCTAGCCACCTGAAATGCGATGGGTGCCAGAACCGCGTTGACCGGCGCTACATTCGGTACGACCAAATAGGAAAGCGTTATTGGGGTGCCTTGTGTCCTGAGTGTCGTAGGGTTCCTATTCGATCTAGAATCTGGAAACACCTGACCAGGAAGTTGTGGCTATGACGATCAAGAACAATGACGGCAAGGAGTTTGTGGAGGGCCGCGAGTTTGATTCGTGGATTGTCAGACTTACCCGGTCCCTCTCCAAAAGGGAGTCAGCCCGAATCCAATACCACGACTGCGAGGACGCTGTGGCTGCTGCTATCACTCACGCACGGAAGCAGGGAGTGCCTGCCAAGCGCATAGAGGCGATCCTGGAGAGTTTTCACGAAGGTTCCCGGTACTAGGGTTCAATGACCGTTTCCACTTCATACGCGGCCTGTGGGAAGTGCGGGGTCTACTTCCCCGTCGCTGACCTCAAGGGCGGCAGGTGTTACCGCTGTAGTTGATCGGGGTTCGTCTAACGGTAAGACACCGGGTTTTGGTCCCGGCAATAGGGGTTCGAGTCCTCTACCCCGAGTTACGCAGGAAGTTGGGACGGCGTAAAAGGCGCGGGTCTACGGTAAGGAGGTCTGGTTTGCCGCCAGTATCCGTTGCTGTAGGTGTAGCCACGGTTGACTAGCTGAGCACTTCTCTGCGGCCCCAGGGAATCCTCAAACTTGGCCTTGATGGGCCTCAACTTCTTCCTGGTAGCCATTGCTCGGGCCAGTTGTTTGCGCTGTTCCATACCGCCTAGTTTACAGGAAATTGGGCACAGTTCGACCCTCTCTGGGGTAGCCCCCCACTAGCGCCCCTTCTCCCGAGGCTAGGCTTTTCTCCATGATGCTGTCTGCGTACTAGAGCCTGGTTCAATGTCAGTTAGCCGGGGATCGCGCTTTCCTTGCCTCGCTAGAGTAGGTAGCCGTCAGAATCCGATTCACCGCCCCGTTCATAGGTCACTCTGCCGGGACTCGCGCCATGGAGTTGTCAAGTTCTGCTATTTGATACGCTTTCCTCGCTTTCTTCGTTGATCTGCTGGAAGCATAGCAAACGGGGTCGTATGGCAGTCAAGGGCCGTGCGGCCCCTTTGCCGTTCCAGGGGGCTAACCAATTCCCGGGCTTCCCAAATTGGGATCAGGCAGAACCACCTTCCAGACCACCACCATTTGACAAGCTCGCTAGTGTTTATTTCATGGACAAACCCGAAGAACTCCCCCGCTGGTTGGATGGCCCCAGGTTCATTGCTTTCCTGCTTTCTGAGGGCGTTGTCAAAAACCAACAACCTGACGCGACTATTCGGCGTTGGAGTGATTGGGAGCGTGGTGGTCGGGCTGACAGATATGGAGCCGCCGACCGCGTAATGACAGAAAACTTGATTTCAGAACGCATGATCCCCGACGATGTATGGTCAGCCGATCAAAGGTATCTACGCAAAAGGAGTCCCATAGTAGATGCCCGGCGATCCGAGGGGCTGAAAATGCTCGAGGACGGTATTTCTGTGCGAAAAGTAAGCCAAGCCTTGAAAATCAGCCGTCGAACGGTAAACCGCTGGAGGGCGGAAGCCTTGACACAGGAGGTAAGTTGAACCTATGGACAAGAAACCGATTCTGAAGTGGACAAAGCCCGGCTACCGAGCCACACTCGTTTCATACCTGAATATTTGGACTGAGAAAGGAAAAAACAAGTGAGCGACAAAGACCGCATTTTGGAACTGCTGGAAACCCAAGGATCGGTAACTAGCTTCTACCTGCGAAAGCAAGGATTCTCGGGCAATCCCTCTCAGCGAATCAAGGAACTCGTAGACGCGGGCTACCAAATCCAATCAGAGCGATACGAGGACTCCCCAGGGCGCTACGGTGCCCGCTACGCCTTGGTCAAAGACCCCCAAACAGCCCTGTTCGCATGATCCCTCCCGAAAACCTGTGGGTGTGGCAAATAGCCGTAGCCGGTTTGGTTTGTGCGCTGATCTTTTTTGTTCTGGCGCTTTGACCTACCACGGCCCTTCCCTGGTTCTCTGGCTCGAGGAAGAAAACTACATGCGTTTAGTACCGGAGGATCAGGCCCGGACGGTCAGACATTGGCGCTCGGGGGTAAATCCCAAGGAAGAATCCGTAGACCATTTCTGTTGTAAGACTGATTTTCTCCACTTGAACGATGTTCCTGACTGGTGTATGGCTGGTCCTCATATGAAGGGTCTGGATAGGGTGCCCGGGAATCGAAAGGTTTGGATGCGTACACTTACCGTGTGACCAAAAGCGCACTCACGATTGCCAAGGATCGCATTGACCTTCTGCCGCCCGCCAAGCGGGACCGTGCGATTCAGGCAATCAAGAACCTCGAGGATTCGGTAAAGCACAATCCTCTGATTCGCTACAACAACCCGGCCTTCGGGCCTGTTCATCCCAAGCAGATGATCGGCCACGGCTTTACAGACCGCCGTATCGCCTACATTGGAGGCAACCAGTCAGGCAAGACTACTTGGGGAATCGTGGACGATATTATCCAAGGCATTGACGCGGATATGGTGCCCGAACACCTGCGGCAATTCAAGCGGTACAACGCACCGTTCCGCTGCCGGATCGCCGCTCAGGGTCGCTCAGAAATTGAGGACTTCATTTTTGAGAAATTGAGGGAGTGGCTGCCGCCAAACCAGTTGGTCGGAGGTAACTGGAAGTCGGCCTATGACAAGTTGAACCATGTTCTACACCTACAGAACGGCACCTACTACTCGTTCAAGACTTTTCAACAGGAAGCCCAGCAGTGGGGAGGTTCGACCCTAGATCGCGTTCATATGGACGAAGAACCGGGCAGAGAACACCTACAGGAAGCCCGGCTACGAGTTATGCGTCGGCGCGGGGATCTGCTATTCACCATGACCCCCGTAAACGGTCTGACCCATATGTACGACGAACTCTCTGACTCAATGGAGTTGGCCCAGGACAACGGCGGGATCATTCAGCACGACGGCATGGGCCTGGTCATTGTGGATATGGACGATAACCCTTGGCTCGGGGAGGCTGAGAAGGTAGAGGCACTTCGCGGGCTTTCCAATGAAGAAAGACTTGCTCGTAAAGAAGGCAAGTTCGTCGCTATGTCAGGACTCGTTTACAAGGACTTCAAAAGAGAAGAACACACCGTGCCCCCGGTAGACCCCTTGCCCGAGAATGTCAATGTCGTTGTCTCCATAGACCCGGGCATCCGTTATGCCTGTGCGGTCGGCTGGTACTACCTGACCTCTGACGATAAAATGGTCATGTTTGAGGAAGGATATTTCAAGGATATGACCATTCGGGAAGTGTGCGACGAAATCCACAAGACCAACGCGCACTACGATTGCCAGCCGATTTATTATGTCATTGACCCTGCGGCCAGGAACCGGAACTCTCAGACTGGACGCTCAGATCAAATGGAGTTTGCCGACCACGGCGTAGTCACTATTCCCGGGCAAAACTCTGTTACCGCTGGAATTAACCGTGTACGCGAGCGATTTCAAACCGACCGCCTTTTGATCGGTGAAAACTGCGTGAACTTCCTGAAAGAGATTCGCACCTACCGTTGGAAGAAACCCCCTCGAGCGGGTGAAAATGACGGTAAAGAAGCTCCCGTCAAGTCGCACGATCACCTTATGGATGCCACGCGCCTTGCGGTAATGAGCCGCCCGTACCTACCCCATGAGTTTGAACGAGTTACAGAGACACAACAGGAACGAATGGCCCGCGAACACTTTGAGTCAGTATCGCGCCCCGAAATCCCCGTCGCCTAGTGATACCCTTCTACTAACCTTCAACCCAGGAGCAAGTGATGGCAGCTACAACCGAAGTCGTATACACCGCCGCTCAGACAACGGCAATGATGGATGACACCGCCCGCAACCCGGTTCGTACAGACAAGCGCGGCGAAGTTCATATCACGCTCGTATTTGACGGCGTTAGTATCAACCCGGCGCTTATCAACGATGCGATCCAGACTCTCGGGACCGTCCAGACGGACAAGATTCCGCAAGGCGGCAACTACAGCTTCATCATTTCGTGATGCGTTACTACCCAGCGAAGGGCGCTCCCCCGCGCCGCAAAATGGCTAGTAAGCGCCCCAAGTTCCCCGGTGGCCTTTATCCAATCGGACGGCCCAAGCCCGCAGGCGGCGGAATGACTCGCCCGCTTCCTCCCCAGACGGGGAAAAGGCAATCTGGCACAAAACTCAACCAGTCACAGGCCATTCAGCAACTCGCTAAGGTGCTGGTACAGAAGAAAGCGACCCGTAAGGGCTACCGTCCAAAAGAAAGCGCGTGGGGTCGTAAGCCGAAGCCAATGAAGCCAATCAAGGGCAGGGCTACGCTCAGGTGAGACTCGCGGGCGCAGACAAACCCATCCGATGCTCGGTCTGCTTTCAGCCCCCGATGGTTCGGGAGCCGCAACCTGAATATGTGGACTTTGAGGCGATTTACGAAGGGCCGGTTGTTACTGATCCTCAGTCAGAAGTCACGCCGTACCTTGACAAGATCGTAATTTGTGAGGATTGCGTCAGGGAAAGTGCCCGAATGCTCGGCATGGATCATGTTGAGCGATACCAGGCCGAACTCGAGGCAGCCCGGGAACAACTCAAGGAATCTGAGCGCGAGGCCCGCAAAAAGGACCGCGCTATTTCTGACCTGACCCATACGGTCGGCACCTTGATTGACCATCCGGTAAAACGGCCCGCAGGCAAGCCCCAACTTCAAGGCCCGGAGTCGCATGACAAAGAAATCAAGCAACTCCGTTCCAACCGCTCCAAGGCTGAAAAAATCAGCAAGGCAAAGCGGAAGGTAGCGAGTGGCGCTGACGGGAACTGAAACCTTTGGCACCGTAGTCCCGGGTTTTGTTACTGATCTTGACGGTAGCCTGGCTGTAACTACCGACGATGTAGGGGCTGGTTACGGGATTGTGCCCGGTTTTATAACTGACCCAGATGGACGGTTGCTTGTCACTGAGACTACGACTGATGCTGCTTTTTCCGGGGGATTTGTTAGAACCCCCGATGGTGCTTTGGTAATCACAGAATCCGGCACACCAGTAAACGGCGTAGTCCCGGGCTTTACTACTACTGCCAACGGCTACCTTATAGTTGGCGCAGCAGATTCACCTACATGGGATGGCGGGCTACTTCGCAACTCAAATGGTGCCCTTGCCGTTACCGGGTTGGCGTAGAAAGGATTACATGGTTGAAATATTGACCACAGCAGTAATAATTAGCGTAGTAGGCGCTTTGGTTTGGAACAATCGGGAAGCCCGAAAGTCGGCTGACCTCAATGCCAAAATGCTAACGGACTTGATTATTCGCACCGATGAACACGCTAGGCAGCGTGAACAGGAGTGGATGGTAGAGCGAAACAATTTGCTGGAACGCATTCAACGCCCCGAATACATTCCTCCCTCACCAACAACCGGGCCTCCCCTTCCCGACAACAGTATCCACGACGAACTACACTTGGTAGGACAAATCGTAGAATCCAACGGCCAACCGCCTGACGGAGCCGCATGAGTGTAAATGTCGCAGAACTCAATGAGAAATACGAGCAAGCCAAATCTGCTCGATTCGTCCATGAACCCGATTGGATGCTCAACCGCGCTTTCTTCGCGGGCAAACAATGGGTCATGTACGCAGGCGGTCGAGTATCAACCCCAAGAATTGATTCCCGCCGCCAGCTTGTAACCGATAACCGCATTACTCCTGTTGTTACTTCCAGGGTTGCCCGGAAATCGAAGAATCGCCCCATGTTCTCGGCTACGCCGCAAGGTGCCGATGATAAGGCTATTGACGCTGCTCGCGTAGGTGAGCGCATACTGGAAAACGATTGGGAAGCACTTGCTATTCAAAGCAAGTTGTTCATGGCTTTGTTGTGGGCAGATGTGTGTTCTGACGGATTTCTCAAAATCTATTGGGATAAAACCAAGGGTGAGAAGATTCAATACCTCGAGGGACCGGACGGCCCGCTAACTGATGAAAACGGTGCCCCGCTACGCGCCGAAGCCGCGCAACAACTACCGCCCGAAATCCTTGAACAAGTAGAAGTCAAGGAAATTGCCGCAGGCGACCTTTGCGTAGAAGCAATGTCAGTATTTGAGATTTTTCCAGACCCGCTGGCTACTTCTATGGACGATATTGAGTGGCTAATAGAAGAAAAGGTGCGCTCAGTCGAATACTGCCGCCGCCGTTATCCTGCCGACGCATCCGGCGCTCCCTACGATCCCATTCCCGATTCTGAGATCCCTTCTGCCGTTTCAGAAGGCTGGACAGGTGGGGTTTATGTCACCGGAGGCGCTACCGGCTCCTATCGTGGCGTAAAGGTGCGGGAATACTGGTGTAAACCCAGCAGCAAGTACCCGAACGGCTGGCGGGCTGTGTGGGCCAACGACAACCTGCTTGTTTCAGAGGAACCGTTTGACCCGATGCCCTATGTCAAGTTTGGCTCGGTACAGGTGCCGGGACGCTTTTGGAGTCACGCTGTAGTTACCGATCTTCGCGGGCCTCAGCAAGACCTAAACATTATTCGCACCCAGATCAAAGAAAATGCCCGCAGGCTTGGAAACCCGGCTGTTGCCATTTCCCGCCAAGCCAATGTGCGCTATGACGGCACCCCTGGTGAGTTGGTCGAATACGATTCAACGGTTCAAGATCCCATTCCGCAGTTCATGCAGCCCCCCAGCATCCCTGTCTATGTAGAAAATGAAGTGGCTCGGATTGAGAAAAGCATTGAAGAAATCTCGGGCATGCATGAGGTCAGCCGCGCAACGGTCCCGCCCGGCGTTACAGCCGCAAGCGCAATCAACCTGCTTCAAGAGGCAGATGAAACTAGGCTCGGCCCGGAAATTCAGCAGATGGAACAATCGCTCGGTCACTTGGGTACAAAGATCCTCAAAAACCGGGCTGCCTACAACTCCGACGAACGCCTCATCAAAATCGCAGGTGAGGACGGCAATTGGGACATTTTTGCTTTCAAGGGTGAAATGCTTGGGGAAGATCCGCAAGTAGAGGTACAGGCCGGATCGCAAATGCCCCGCTCCAAGGCAGCCAAGCAAGCAGCCATGACCGAAGTTCTCGGGCTTATGCTTCAATACGGCGTACCTATTGATGAGCGCAACCTTCGCAAGTTCCTCAAGGATTACGAGGTTGGCGGTCTGGATCGGTTGTTTGAAGGCTTTAGCGAAGATGCCAAGCAAGTCAATCGTGAAAACCGCCAGTTGCTACAAGGTAATCCGGTGGGTATCAACTCGTTTGACAACCATGAGTTCCACATTGCGGAACACACTGAGTTCCAAAAAACCTCGCGTTACGATGGCCTTGACGATCAACTAAAGATGATTTTTGACGCTCATGTTGCCGCACACCGTACATACATGGTAGAAATGGTCAATCAACAGATCGCACAGCAAGCCCAAGAACAACAGGCAGCCGAAGATCAACAGTTGGCTACCGAAGAAGAAAGTATGGCTTTCCAAGCAGAGCTAGACAAACAACAAGCAAAGGAATCAAGTGCCTAATCTCCCAGACCCCGGAACAGGCAAATTTCTTGCCGCACTCAATGACTTTATGGAGAACCCGCCCAGGGATCTTCCTGATACCGCAATAGGTCAACTCAAAGAAGTTGCTACTGCGCTCAAGGGTCATACCGTAGGCGAAGTTTCACCCGGCCAAAAGCAGGCGTTGGAAGCCGGTGGTGTTACGGAAGGCACCGGCAATCACTACTCCAAGGCAGCCCTTGGGGAAGATAAACCCTCCCCTGGTCAGCAAGAGTTTGAAAAGGCAGTAGAGCAAATGCGCGAAGCCGCTTCTGCGATGGCAACCAATGGTAACGGAGCATGAACTAAAGGCCGCGCTTAGGGAGTACCTTGAAGCCGGGCCTCCTAATGATGTAACTGAACTGGTACAACAGTTACAAATGGAACTTGCCAGTCCCGGCGATTGGGAAGTGGCTAAAACAGCCCCCGACCCTACCCCTGAGTAAACTTCCATTCATTCAGGTACTCTGTGTCTATTGTGACCAAGAGTACGCACACAGTTTCGGCCAAGACCTGCGGCAGCAGGTACAGCCGTGCGTGGGCAAACCACAGTCGAAAGGAAGTAAATGAGTGACGAAGCCACACAGCCCGCAGAAGTAGAGGGCCAAGGTGCTGAGACACAAGAAGGGAACGATCTTTACAGCGCGTTCCTTGATGGCATTTCCCCGGAGATGCACGACACAGTTATCCCGGCGCTCAAGGCCCAGGATGCCTCGTTCACTAAACGGTTTCAATCTCTCTCTGAGAAAACGAAACCGTTTGAAGAACTTGGGGTGTTCGATATGGACCCTGAGCAAGTCGGCGGATACCTGGGATTGGCTAACGCACTTGAAGCCGCCGCAGAAGGCGACGAACAAGCGCAGGAGTCGGTACATGAATGGTGGGATCAGGTAGGCGAACAACTCGGTTTTTATGAAGCCGGGCAGGGCGAGGAAGATTCGGGCGATATGTCCGATGAGGACTTTGACCCGTTTGACAAGAACCAACTCACCAGTCTGCTCCAAAACCAAGTTCAGGAAATGGTTGGCCCTATTGCTGAGTATGTTCAGCAGCAACAAACCAGCCAGCAGGAAAAGGAAGCACTTGCCGCTGCGGAAGCGCAGATTGACGAGTCTATTTCTGCCCTCAAAACAGAAAATCCTGACCTGCCCGATGAAGTCATAGGCGAGGTTCTTGAACTCGCGGAAATGTTCATTGATTCATCTGATGATCCTATTGCCGCAGGTTTTGAGAAATACAAGTCACTTGTCAGCAAGGGCGAAAGCCAGTTGTTTGACAAGAAGCGTCAACAGCCGGGCCTTCCCGAAGGTTCTGGACCTGCCGCTACGACACCTGAGCCAATCACTTCAAACAATGTCGCGCAGATCGCAAGGGAACGCCTAGAAAAAGAGAAACAACTACTCGGCTAGGAGATTCCAAGCATGGCTACTCAAACACTGACAAACGCAGACGCGATCCTCAAGGATCTGTATGTCGGACCTGTCGTTGAACAACTCAACCACAAGTCCTACATGATTGACCAAATCGAACGGCAGACGGAGTTCACCGTAGACCATCACGGTCGGCGGGCAATCGTCCCGGTTCACAAGGCCCGAAACAGGGGTCGTGGTTCCAGGGGTGACGGCGGAGTTCTGCCGGTTGCTGGCACTCAAGTCTGGGAGGACGCGATCATTCCGATCACCCGTCACTACCAGTCCATTGAACTGACCGACGCTTCAATCAGAGCCACAAGTTCCAACACCGGAGCCTTTGTGAACCTGCTTGATGCCGAAGTCAAGGGTGCGACCAAGGACATGAAGAAGGATGTAAACCGTCAAATCTGGGGAACCGGAGATGGTCTGCTTGCTTCTGTCGCGGCTACGGCTTCTACTACGGTCGGACCTGTCACGGTTGATTCGATCCAGTACCTCCATGTGGGCGACCCCGTTGATGTGCTTAGGCGCACCGACGCAAGCACTCTGGCGGGCGGTTCGGGAAATCTCGTTACTGCTCTGGACGCAGCCAACAAGACCGTTACCTTCTCGGCAGCGGTTGGTGGCACCATTGCTACTACATTCGGTATCTACCTCGCCGGTTCATACGGCCAGGAGATGCAGGGAATGCAGAGCATTGTCGCTACCAGCAGGACGCTCCACTCAATCAACTCAGGCACCGCCGGAAACGAGTTCTGGAACTCCCAGGTTCGTAATGTCGGTACTCAGGCCGCTTCACCGGCCACCGCTGGCGAAACCTCGTTTGAGCTTATCTCAGACGATGTTGGTCAGACCGGCCAAGGTGATACGGAAGTGTTTGTTACGAGTCGCGGCATCCGTCGCAGGCTTGCTGACACTTTCCAATCCACCAAGCGGTTCACCAACAACCAGGCCGTCCAGATCCACGGAGGTTACTCCGCGATCATGGTCGCTTCTGGCAGCGGTGAGGTTCCGGTTGTCATTGACGATGATTGCCCCAAGGGTAATGTGTTCGCCATTGACAAGTCGGCGCTTCGTTGGTTCCAACAGTGGGGTCCGGGCTTCCTCGAAAGCCCCCAGGATGGTACTGTGTTCCAACTCAAGAACGGTTCGGTTGCCGGTACGCATGAGGCAACCTGGCAGGCATACCTCGGGTGGTACGCCACCCTTGGTGCTGTAGCGCCGAACCGCCTCGGCAAGTTGCAGTTCGCCACGGACGATGCTCCGAGCGTAACTGCCTAGTCACAGGCACCACGACGAACAGCGAGGGGTCGGGTATTTAGCCCGGCCCCTCGTTTTCGTTTGACAGAACGATGTGGTAGGCTGGCAGTCGTAATGGAGTGGACTGGTGAAATAGAACCGGCTTCGATTGAACAAATCAAGTCTGGCCGTGACGGGAAGATGCACCTAATCACCCAGGATGCGGGGGGAATCGCACAGCGCCTTCAAGAGATTGACGAGCGGCTTCACCTGCGGTACTCAGAAGTCGGGCAATACTATGTCGTTTACGCCCGCGAACACAATCAAGAAGCGGGCAGCGGCTACATGGTTGCTACCTATCAGGAACTTGACGGACGCATTGTGCGCGACCTCGAGCGGATCAACTGGCTCAATCAGCAGCCCGACTACTCCTACGCTGACGAACTGGAAAAACAGCATGAGTTGGCAGAAGCAGCCCGCGATTGGGAGTTTTCGCAAAAGATCGGTGAAAACGCAGAAAAACTGGCTTTTGCTATTCGTAGGGATCTTGGCTACAACCAGGACACGGCTGTAATCAGCAAGGACATTCCCGACAAGAAAGACTCTGAGTGAAATACGCTGTAGCAATTCCCTCAAACGGCCCGGTTCATATCGCATGGGCCATCATGTATTCACAACTTCAATGGCCGGTATCGGGGGAGCGCAACACGATTGTCCCAATCAAGGTGCCGATTGCCACAGCCCGCAACAACTGTGCCATTGCCGCCAAAGAGCGCGACTGTAAATACCTCGTTTTCATTGACGATGATGTGTTGATTCCTGACAGCGCCATGAAACTGATGCTCTATCAAATGGAGCAAAATGACGATTGGGACGCGATTACGGGGGTTTACTGTACGAAAACCATCCCGCCCGAGCCGCTGATTTTTGGAGGCAAGCCAGAAGATGTTTCCGGGCCTTATTGGGATTGGAAAATGGGTGAAACCTTCCCTGTTTGGGGAGCCGGGCTGGGATGCTGTGTAATCCGCGTATCAGCCTTTGACAAGATCGAGGAACCTTACTTCGCTTTCGTAGAGTCCTCGGACGGCATGAACAGCGAGAAGGAAGGCGAGGATCTTCATTTTTTCCGCAAGCTGTATGAGGCAGGCGGCAAGGTGTTTTGTAACGGCTCAATCCTTTGCGGCCATATGGACCGCAAGGACGATAAAGTTTACTCGATGTGGAAAGACTCCAAGCCGTACAAGAACCGCATCCCCGAAATGGCGGATACCCTGGAACGCATGGTGCCAGACGAACCTGCCGCGTCGGTAATCTCCAAGGCTGCCTAGTACCATAGGGGAGTGCCAACTTTTTCCGAACTTACAGACGAGGTACTGAGCCACCAGTTCTCCCCTGTGCAATACACAAACTATGTGCAGGCGCGGCTCAACCAGGGGCAGGCGTATGTTGCCGCTCAGACTGATTTCCGCGAACTGTTTTCCTCTCAGGAGATCATTACGGCCAACAACGATGCTGCCTACGATTTGCCCGAGAATTTCATGCGGGTTTACTCTCTCATGTATACCCGCACGGCAACGGATTCCTACCCGCTTCAAGAAGTTTCCCAAGGCGACCTAGACGCGCTGCCGTTTAGTAGTGGAATACCTACCCACTATGCGATCACCAATGACGAAATCAACCTTTGGCCCACGCCGGACACTGTTTACACACTCAGGCTTCGTTACTACGCCAAGCCAGCCACGCTTGCCAATGCGGGCGACACTCCCCAGATCCCGGGCACCTATCACCACCTGCTCGTTTCCTACGCCCTCTGGCATTGCTACGAGCGCGAGAACGACTACAACTCAGCCATGTACCACAAGGGCCGCTTTGACGAGGACATTATGAAGTGCCGTGGCGAGGTTCAATACGACTCTGATGATTACACGCAAGCCAAAAGGGTAGGCGACAATCGTATTGACCCACTGGCTCCGACTTCCTGGGTGCTTTAGATGGCTACCGGCAACCCGGTCCTATACACCGATTTCTCAGGTGGACTCAATCTTGAAGCCGGGCCATATTTGCTCGAGGACAACCAATGCCAGGATTGCCGCAATGTATACGCGAACCGCACAGGCGCTCTAAACAAGCGCAACGGTAGTACCCGCACCGGAACATACGGGAATATCAACACTACCCTCAACGGCGCGATCAACGCCGCTGTTACCACGATCACAGTCACTAGCACTACCGGCGCAGCGGCCTCCGGCTACATACTGATTGACAACGAGAAGATTCAATACGCAAGCAAGACCTCAACCACCTTTGCGGGCTGTACCCGGGCATCCCTGAGTACGACCGCAGCGGCGCATAACGACGGGGCAATGGTTACGGCACTTGACGGCGCGATCCTGAGTGCCCACACCCTGTTCGCTACGACAGGAGCCTTTCAAGGATTCATCGGGGTTGGCCCGGTCAGCCCCGGGGCCGCAACGGATTCGATAGTCAAGATTACTACGGGCGGCACCACTACAACGCTGAAAAGCAATCAAGCCGCTAACAAACCGTGGGAATGGGTACAGGGACCACTTGCTACAGACGAAAGCCCAGACCAAGGACCGTATTACGGCATGAACGGCGTAAACACCCCGCAGTATTGGGACGGGGTTTCTGCGACTACGGAGGATTGGGAAGCCGATGCGTCACAGGGTGAAGTGCCCGATGGCACTCCCTATTTGATCTACGCTCAAGATCGCATGTGGGCTACCGGCGACCCCGATTATCCGGGCCGCATTTGGAAAACAGGAATCAACGACGATTCCACACCGCTACCTGACCCCTGTAATTGGGATACCGACCTCATTGACGATATAGACCCGGATGATGGGCAAGTAACAACCGGGCTTGGCACAGTAGGCCCGTATGTAATTGTATTCAAAGAACGCAAGTCCTATGTCATTTCAGACGGCGCTTCTGGGATTTACCGCACTTTGTCCTCGAGCATTGGATGTTCTTCACATCGCTCTATTGTGGAGACAACCCAGGGTACCTTGTTTCTTTCAGAGGACTTGGGCGTATGTATTACTGACGGCAGCAACATTCGCGTGGTATCGGACAAGATCAAGCCGCTGCTTGCCACCATTTCGGAAACTCAACCAATCGCTTACAAACGGTCAGTAGGTGTTTATTTTCAGGACTCGTATTGGTTGTCAATCCCATACGCTGACAACAAAAACACGGTCACGCTTCAATACCAACTTGATACCGGGGCGTGGTGGATTCATTCACTAGCCGCAGCCGACTACGCAATACTTGACTTGGGCAGCGGCGCTAAGCTGTACGGTGCGGTTCCCCAGATCGCGGGCATGGATCAAATGCTTGTCAAAAATGTCTACACAGACAACGCCTTGCCGTATCAGTCGTATTGGGAAGGTCCGTACTGGACTTGGGGCGCTCCACAGTTGAACAAACGAATCAGCCAGTACCGCATTGATGGCGTGGGTTATTGGGAACTAGACGCAGGCACCACTTTTGGCGACACCCGCCAACGCCTAGACTGGATACCTTGGGAATCTGGCGCTTCAACTGGCGGCGATTTTGGCGACTCTGGCACAGACTTTGGCGACGAGGGCACCTTTGGAGCCACGCCGACTATTACTCAAAAGCGTTACTACACCCCGACTGATGGCTGGGGCCGAGCCTGGTCGCTTCGCATTTACGACGAAGAAATAAACGCAAACACAATGGAAATCTACTCAATAGCGGGTTTCCTGCGACCACGATCAGACTAGGTAGGATTAGACAATGGCAACAATTGACCCGCAAGTTCCAGTCGTAGGAAAGCCAAACGACACAGAAGATCCCAAGATTGCTTCTGCGATTGGCACAATCCGTGACGCGATAAACGGCGGTTTGGATAACGCAAACATTGCCGATAACGCAGGAATCGTTGGATCGAAATTAGCAAATACTTCTGTTCCTACGGGCAAAATTGCTGACGGAGCGGTAACTGCCGCAAAAATGGCAGCCCTTTCTGTGCTTAGCGGAAGTGTCAAGTTTGTTTTTGAGTCAAATCGCGGAACGGTAATCACATCTAGTGGCAGCCCTCAAGTTTCGGGAAGCGTTTCAAATGTACCCCCAGGCACCTACCTTGTCATAGGGCAAGGAACCACGAACGGACAAGCACACAGTTTTTCTATTGGTAGTTCTGGGGGGGCAGCCACAGTTACGCAGCCAACATCGGCTTTTACAAATCTTGAACGATTGACTGGCGAGGCTGGCGATAAGTATGCGGCAGGAGTTCAAGTAGCTATGGTTGTCGTAACATCTACAACCACAATTACTTTGTCAGCTACGGTTGTAACCTCATCGTTTGTAGGCAATGTATATGTCTTTGGTATTGCGGCTACCTAATGGAGTTACCGCATCGAACAGTCCCAGACCGGGCTTCGACGCTCAACTTTGAATACTTAGACAAAAAAGTTGAGGTTGCCGTTACCGGGCCAACCGGACCTACCGGGCCAGAGGGCGATCCGGGCATTATCATTTCCGACACGCCTCCAGACGATACAGATAGCCTTTGGGCTGACACCACAGAGGCAGGGGATGTTGGTATAGGCCCATCCGGTCCATCCGGTCCCTCCGGTCCAACGGGCGCAGGTTTTGACGATGCCCTAGTTACAAGCACTTCTTACAATGTGAACTCAACAACGCCTGTGTTAGTCGCACTTGCTGCCCCAACTTCGAACCTAGCAGCCAACACAATGTTTGAACTTGATGTGCGAGGTTTGCTTAAGAATGATTCAGGTGCGAGTAGAACCTATGTTTGGACAGTTCAATTTGATGGCACAACTTATTTGACTTACACAGAAGGTGCCGCTCTTACAAACTCGGCTACATCCTCGGTTGTAGATGTAAAAATTGTTGTAGCCGTCTACGATCAATTTGATAGTCACATTCAAATGACCCTAAATCGCTCAAGTCCGTCTACTGCTAACACTCGCCAAGATATGACAACTACTGCCAGCGGTCAGATTTGGAATAACACGGCAAACGATTTTACGGATGGAGGATCGTTGGCACTTTATTGTCACGGTCAAAATACAACAGCCACTCAGACCTTCACGCGCAAAACGCAAAAAGCGGTCAAACTCACATGACGGTTATAAAGCAATACAATCCCGTTACGAGCGCGTGGGAAAAGGTGCTTATCGGGGCACCTGGTCCCACTGGACCGGCTGGCGGGCCAACCGGAGCTACTGGTGCTACGGGGCCAAGCGGACCCGCAGGAGCCACCGGAGCCACCGGAGCCACCGGAGCAAGTTTTGTCAATGTAGACGGAGGCACTTCAACCTCTATTTTGTTTGACGGTGGTATCAACGGAGGAATTGGCTGATGGCGGTACGAATCCAACTTAGAGGCGACACGGCAGCCAATTGGATTGCCAATAACCCTATTTTGGCAGAGCGTGAAATGGCGCTAGAAACCGACACTGACAAGTTCAAGGTTGGTGACGGTGCAACTGCTTGGAACTCACTTCCATACGGCGGGCTTGCTGGTCCCACCGGCCCAACAGGAGTCACTGGAGCGACCGGCCCCAGCGGAATTATTGGCCCTAGCGGTTTAGCAGGAGCCACTGGCGTAACCGGACCTACCGGAGCCACCGGAGCCACCGGGCCTTCTGGTCCCACCGGGCCTTCTGGACCCGCAGGAGCCACCGGCCCGAGCGGTTCATCCGGTCCTTCTGGCGCTCGCGGTGGGCTTAGGTACACCTTCAACAGCACAACGGCTGATTCTGACCCCGGCGCAGGCAACCTAAAGCTCAATAACTCAACGGCTGCTTCGGTGACTCAGGTATTCATTGACAACCAAGACCTCAATACCACTAGTCAAACCGCATGGTATGACACCTGGGATGATTCAACCAGCGCAATAAAGGGCAACCTTCTTATCCAAACCGCTACAAGCTCAGCAACAATGGTTCTGGCGGTTACAAGCGTTACCGCAGCAACGGGCTACTACAAAATCGGCGTTGACTACATCTCAGGTGACATTCCTGGTGTTTCGCCGGGCTTTCTTTCAGTGGACTTTTTGCCCTCTGGAAATGTCGGATCAACCGGACCCGCAGGCGCAACTGGCCCTACTGGTGCGGCTTCAACCGTGCCAGGACCAACGGGGCCGAGCGGTCCCGCAGGAGCCACCGGGCCAAGCGGCGCTGCCTCAACGGTTCCCGGCCCGACCGGGCCAACCGGAGTAACCGGAGCAACGGGGGCGAGCGGGACACCAGGAGCAAGCGGAACACCGGGTACGGCAGGAGCCACAGGAGCCACCGGGCCTTCTGGAGTAACCGGAGCTACCGGACCCTCCGGCCCATCCGGTCCTTCTGGACCCGAAGGTGAAGCGGGAGACATTGTGTTCGGCAACGGAACGCCGACCTATTCACCCAGCAGCGGCTCAGTTTATGTAGAGCTAGATAGCACACCCGTAATCTGGGAAATATGGGCTTACGACGGTACGGATTGGACCGCAAGCGGCGTTAGCCTTTTGACCTACCCTGTCCCGGCAGGCGGCAGCACAGGCGAAGTTCTGGCAAAGGTTGATGCCTCTGACTGGAATCTTGAATGGGTGGCGGCAGGCGGCGGTGCTTCTGGCCCTAGCGGTCCATCGGGACCAAGCGGCCCGGCAGGTAGCACCGGAGCAACGGGAGCAACCGGGCCAAGCGGAGCCGCAGGCACAACCGGCGCAACCGGCCCTAGCGGACCCACAGGACTTACCGGGGCGACAGGACCATCTGGCGTAACCGGGGCAGCAGGCGCAGATGGTGCCACCGGACCCACAGGAGTTACAGGCGCAACCGGACCAGCCGGAGCTACAGGACCAACTGGTGTGACTGGCGCAGCGGGTCCAAGCGGACCATCGGGACCAGCGGGCATCGCAGGAGCCACGGGACCGAGCGGACCCACAGGACTTACAGGCGCAACGGGACCGACAGGAGTAACCGGGGCTACCGGAGCGGCGGGAGCAAGCGGAACACCGGGTACGGCAGGAGCCACCGGACCCAGCGGCCCATCCGGTCCTGCGGGGGGCAGCGGCACACTTACCTTTGACTACGGACCCCCGACTGATCCCGGCTCATCCGGTGATTACTACATCGAGATTGACGGCTCACCACTCTTTGATATTTGGACCTATGACGGTACTGATTGGGTTGATTCGGGCATATCCTTTATTGCCTTCCCCGTTCCTCCGGGCGGCAGCACAGGCGAGGTTCTGGCAAAGGTTGATGCCGATGACTGGAATCTTGAATGGGTAGCGGCAGGCGGCGGTCCTTCTGGTCCTAGCGGTCCATCGGGACCAAGCGGCCCGGCAGGTAGCACCGGAGCAACGGGAGCAACTGGTCCTATTGTAGATGCGACCAACCTCTCAGATACTTCGATATCGGTAAACTCTACTTCCGCCCAGACGATTGCCACTTTTATACCGAATACTGCTTTAGCTTCAGGGAAGGCAATCGAAACAGAAGTAAAGGGATACCTGATAAACAACTCTGGGGCCGCAAGGACTTATGTATTCACCCTCGTAGTTGATGGAGTCACTTACCTGACCCACACCGATGGCGCGACTCTCACAAACTCAGCCACAAACTTTTCGATTGTGGAAATATCTGCCGCCATTGTCACTCATTCTTCAGGCAGCGCCTATTTGCAGATGAGTATCAATCGCTACGCTCCTACTGCCGCAAATGCGAGACAGGCTATCGCCACGACTACATCAGGAGCGATTTATGCTTTGACAACAAATGACTTGACAGGCACTCCGACAATTCAAATAACTTGTCACGGCCAGAACACTACAGCTACGCAGACATTCCGGCGTAGGTTCCAGAAGAGCATCGTCATCTAGGTTCGGAACCTCGTAAAGGATCATCCAATCATGAGATTCCACCTTCCAGCACTACCGGGGCAGCCAATCACAAAGGCTAACTCGACTTGCGCCTTCACGCAGAAGGTGAGGAAGTTCGCTGACATGATGGTGCCACGGGGCCATGAGGTAAATGTCTACGGCGATCCGCAGCACGATTCGCTTGGCGATCATGTGGCTTGCTACCCAGAGACAGCACCCCCGGCCTTTAGCCCGGAGGCTTGGGAAGAATACAACCGGAGCGCAGCCGCAGCAATCGCAGAAAGAGCAGAGCCGGGCGATATTCTCGGGCTTATCGGAGGCATATGCCAAGAGAGTTTGATGGCCTCATTGCCCTTCATGTACCCCGTAGAGTTCGGCATTGGCTACGGTGGGAGCTTCGCACCGTTCCGAATCTTTGAGTCCGTAGCGTGGCAGCACACCACCTATGGACAACAGCGCGGTACCAACAGCGCAGACGGCAGTTTCTACCACGCCGTGATCCCGGCCTACTTCGACCCGGACGAACACCCCAGGGTCAAAGGTAAGGGCGACTACCTGCTTTACATCGGCAGACTCGAGGAACGCAAGGGAATCATGGTGGCAGAGCAAACTGCTAAAAAACTAGGCATGGAGTTGATTGTTGCTGGAGCCGGGCCATATAAACCCACCTACGGCACACAGGTAGGAAAGGTAGGCCCGGAAGAACGCTCCAAGCTAATGTCACAGGCAGTTGCCGTAATGATGCCCACGCTCTACATTGAACCGTTTGGTTTTGTAGCAGTCGAAGCCCAACTTGCGGGCACCCCGGCCATTACAACCGATTGGGGAGCTTTCACCGAAACTGTCATACACAACGAAACAGGTTTTAGGTGTCACACGCTAGGGGAGTTTTGCGAAGCCGTGCGCCGGGCACCCGAACTTGACAGCAACGCAATCCGACGCTCTGCCGTTGAACGCTACTCGTATGGCGCAATAGCACCGCAATACGAAAACTATTTTGAGCGCCTTTTTTCTTTGTCTGGGCCAGGTTGGTATTCAGAGGCAGCAGATACCTTGCTGGGCGGTAGAATCTAAACAATGAGTCGCATCATTCAACCAATCACACCGCTTGAACGCTCTATCAATCAAGCCCCGTCAGCCCCTTCTGCTCCCTCTGTGTCCGGTCCTTCAACTCCGAACGCTAATCAATACACCAAGCCTACTACTACGGCGAATACCGGAACAGCGGGCGCAAGTAATGTTCCCAAGACAAACACGCCAAAAGGCAACAGCGGCGGTATTGGCCCATCCCCACAAGGACAGCCAAACCAACCTAAGCCAACGCCCGGCAAATCAACGCCGCCAAAGTCAGCACCCACATACCAGCCGTACATTGATCCTCGAGATTCAACCTACTACGCAAATACCGCTGCCCTTTCAAACATGCTGGGTCAAAACATTGCCGGTGCTTTGCTGGATCAACAACTTGCCAACAATGCGTTTGCTGAAAACAGCGAGCGCATGGGTACCGATAGGGCAAGGGCAAGGCGCAACCTGGCTGAATCATTGCTGGGAACCGGAGGCATCCGTTCGGGAGCGCATAGGCGCGAACAAACCGAACGCGATCAGGACTACATGATTGACCGCAACCGTCTGGGCTACGACTACGGCAACGACAAGGCAAACCGTGACATTGAAATCGCGGGCTACAAAACTTCATTCAAGGATCAAAAGCGGGCCGAATATCTAAACGCCAGTGATCGCAAGGCAGCCCAAATCAAAGAGGAAGCGGCTACTGGTACAGGTAACAGATCGCCCAGCCCCAAGGAGCAAATACGGGGCTACACCAAACAGATACAAAACTTGAGGAAAAAACTTCCTGATGCTAACAAGAAGCAGTCCGCTAGAATTAGGAAACGGATCAAAGAGATTCGGCAAAAGCGAGCCACGACCGCAAGGCAAGTAAGGCAAGATGGCAAAAGGTAAAAAGAACCCCCTCAACGATCCTAGCCAAGTCCTAAAGGGCAGGGCGCTGGCCCGGTCAGCCCGGCAACTGGCGAACATTGAACTCAACCCAACCATAGGTGCCTACAGGCGGCTTGGTGCGCGTTTGCGTCGGGATCAGCAGGGCGATATGCGCGGTCTTAGGAATCTTGGCAGTCGCACAGACAGTCAGCTTAGCGGCCTTTACGCAGGCGGCGACAAAATCATGGCGCAGAATGAGGCCGATTCTCGGGCGGGCGCAGCCGAGCTTTCGGGCGCTATTGGCAATACTGCCTCGGGCGTTAGCGAAGATCAAGTAGCCCTTCAATCGTCGGTGTTGGGCGACCAAATCAACTCGCTGGCTAATCAAATGATTCAGCCCGGCTATTCAGCCAGCCAAAACGCACTTGCCCAAACTGCTACCGCCCAACAAGGCAGGCAGGCAGAAACGGGAGCCGCATGGGGCAACCTAGCCACCATGATCGGGCAAGGAAACATTCAAGAGTCAAAAAACCAAAGGGCATCAGTTGCTCAACGGGGGCTTGAAGATCGCGGTTCGGCACGGAATATGCTGGCATCTAGAATGGCAGATACTCGCTCTGCTTACGGCGAAGCCCGCCGCGATGCCGCTGGCAAGGTTGCTGATACCAGGGCGCTCAAGGGCGCAACCAGGACGAAGTACCTGTTGGATCTTCGTGCGGGCGAGCGTTCGTTTGTCAATGAACGAGCCGCCGTTGCTGCCACAGCGCAGCAGAACGCTATTGAGAACGATCAAAACCAACAAAAGATTGACAACGACCGCGACGGCAATCAAGGTGGCGGCTATGAACTTTGGGATAACCCCGGCAAACTCCAAAGGCCCGAGTGGAGACAAATTAAGGATGCCGCCGCCGAAGTGATTGGTAATAAAAATGTCACCGATTGGGGTATTATCGCTGACAAACTTGGCAAGGTTGAAGGCATTTCTTGGTCTGCCTCAGAGCGCCGACAAGCGATCAAGAAACTCAAAGAGATTTACGGAAAGAAGTAACCTATGGCCGGTCTAGGCGCTATAGATGTTTGAAGAAAACCGCAAGCGGTGGCGGAATGAGGATGCTGACCTAGACCTTTTTTGGGAGCGTAGCCACGCTAAAAAGAAAAAAGACCCCTTTGGATTGCCAGATTGGGTTGATGGCAGCACGAAGCCAAAACCCGAAGCTCCGGGCTGGCATCCTCCGATGGCACCCGGTTATGTTCCACCGATTAGCGGTCCTCCCTCACCAAGCGGAAGTTCCAGCGGAAGTTCAAGTAGTAGTTCAAGCAGCGGGTCTAGCAGTTTCGTCGGCCCGCCCGCTCCGACTCCACAGCAAAGGCTAAATGCCCTTCGCAAGAGGTCAGGCAAATCACCGGCTGCTACAACGCAAAGCAGAATTCGCAATATCTCCGTAGCCAGTTCTTTCCCAGACATTGATGTTGGCAAAGAAATCGGGCAACTAAAAAAAGGCATGAAGAAGTCCGGCACCGTCCGGTCAGAGCTTCGCAAGCAAACTCGGGATCGGGTAGTTGAGCAGGCGCAGCCCCTCATTGACAGCATTGTAGAAAAAACGATCAAACAAGAGGGCGCAGACGCGGCAAGAAGGGTTCGCACCAATCTCAACAAGCCTAGAAACGCCGCCCTATTGGTAGGCGAGTTCTCCAAAGGGACTTATAAAGAAGCGGCAGAAGGCGAAATGCCTATTGCCAGGGAGAATCCCTACGGCGGTTTGCCAGACATTGAAAAGATTCACAAGCAGGCAAACAATTGGATTGAGAAACGAGACAGGCGAATCAAAAAACTTGATTCTTTTCTCACCCCCAATGGCAAGTTCATAAAGCCCGGGAAGTCGGTTGATCGGTACAACAAGGTATTGAGCAACGCCCGGGCCGCAGAAAACAGGGCGCAAGCCCTAATCAAGAAGGCGGAACAAACCGACGCAAAGACCCGCAAGATTGCTCTCAACACGGTTCGTGAGTACGGCACGATAGATGCCCGCGAGGAACAAGCAATGCGGGATGCCGAAGCCCAAGGTATTGACAAAGCAATTGTGGGGATGGCGAAGGGCGCTTATCGTGGCGCGGTAGATCCCGTCAAGGAAAAGATTGAGGCTGTTGCTAATGCTGACTCTCTAGGCGAAGTTGCCGTGGCAATCCAATCGCAAGACAACCAAGATGTAGGCGACACCATAGACCTTATGAGCGTACTGCCAACCTTTAGGGCAGGGCGAGCGTTAGTAACCCTTCCTGGCGCTGTGGCGAAATCCCGGGCAGCGGTAGCAACAGCCCAAACCGCAGAAGCAGCCGCCGTTGCTGCTGCTAACGCACCCAGAAGTTACAAGGCGCTACAGGCATTACAGAAGTTCACCAAGTCACCGCGCTATCAGAAGGCCCGCATTAGCGCAGGGGCGGTAACGGGTGGTGCGGCAATCACGGAGTCCTATGTCGGCCCCGGCTACACCAAGGACTTTATAGAAGGCACCGCTAAGGGCTTCATAGATGATCCCGGCACGACGCTTGAAACCTCTGCTCGAGGTCTAATCTCAGGCGCTACCTTCCCCTTCACCTTAGCCGCCAATGTGGGAATGACCGGCTCCCGGGCTTTCAGCGCACTAGACCCTGACACTCCGAAATACCAAACAGGCGGGGATTACATTACCGCTCCCGTAAAGCGCCTCGGAGAAGAAATGATCTTCGAGACAAAGCGCATGATAGATGTGTATACCTCTGGCGATGTAGACAAGATTGCCGAAGCAACAAAAAATGATTACGGACTGCTCAACGCAATGGGCGCGGCCTACATACTCCGACCCGCTGTAGGCAAGTCTGTTCGGTTCGCCGGTCGCACGGCTACGGATTCCGCACTAGGCGGCGCAGTCGGTCTGCCCACCCTTGAGCGCAACTGGAACAAGAAAAAACTTGACTGGTACGCCTCCCGCGTGTTTGGTCGGGCAGAGGGTGAAAGTAATTGGATACTCGGCAAGGTCACAAGGGAATGGCGCGAGGGTGTTGAGAAGTTGAACCGGCAGCCGGGCATCCGGGCTGTCTACAAGAAAGACAAGGAGTTGTACCAAGCAGAAGTAACCGCTGCTACTAAGGGTATGACACCGGATCAGGCCAAGGTAGTAGCAGAAACGATTGCCCCCGTAGGCATCGGTGACAAGATCGGCTGGATTGCCCACAAGAAACTACAGCCCGGGCCTAACCTACTTGCCGAAGTAGCCGCAGTAAGCCGCAAGGTAGAACCCGGTAGCGCAGACGCTAGAGTTGCCAACGCGATTCTGAACACGCCGGAACTGTTCGACGGCACGAACGCGGGACTTACCAACGCATTTGCTCAGGCGTGGGCTAAAGCAAGGCAGGCAAGCAAAGTAGCGCAGGATGCTTGGGAGGACACGATACGGCTACAGGCCAAGACCCCGGAGGAAGCCGCAAAAGTTATAGCCGAGCAACGCCGGGCCGATCAACTGGAAGCCAACATTACCTACGCGCAACTGACGGATCAAGCAGACCCGATTCGCCCAGAAGCCATTGGTACAAAGGAACTTGCCGCCGCTGACGATCAAGTGCTGACGGGTCTAAAGGGCACCGTAGCCAATCGCCGGGCAGCATTAGCAAAGGCTGAAAAGCAACTCAAGATCAAGCAAGCAAAACTTGATACCAGGGATGCCCGCGAACGGGTACGGCTTCAAAGCGAAGGGCGGGCTATCAAGGCAGAGATAGACAAGGTGAACGCCGAAGGTCGGCAACAAGCATTTGCTAATAACCAATACAAAGCTATAAACCGTATTGGAGAACTCGACACCGAAGCCAGAGCATTACGGGATGAACGGGACGGGAACACCGGGGAATCCGCAGGCGTAACCGACACCGCCGCAAAACGGGCCGAACTCGACGCGCAGCAAACCGACCTCATGGAGCAGGCGGCAGCGGCTAGGGCAAGCAATGATTTGGTCACGCTGGATCGGTTGAACGAGAACTTACTGAAAATCAGCAGGAGCCGCAGGGCACTCGACAGTTTGGAGCAGTCCGATAAGAAGGCAGCCCGTCAGAAGCCGGGCGCTAAGAGGCAGGAAGAAATCAAGGCCCGGCTTGAGGAAATCGAAAAAGAAAAGACGGTACAGCGCAACGAGCGTGACAAGGCCAAACGAGCCTTTGGCGAGGAAAAGAAGAAGATCAGGGCACACGAAAAGCGGATCAAGGATCTGTATGTGAAGCCCGATCCCAGACTTGAACCCCTTCGAGCGCATGTTCAAGAACTCAAGGGTCGCAAGGAAGCCGCCGCCAAGCGGGTAGCCGCAGCCATCGAAAACACCCAGGCGTTCCAAGATGAGATTGCTTTCCGACTGACCCCCGCCGAGCGCAAGGCGGCAGTCCGTCGCGCCGACGAGAAACTAGGCACCGGCCCCGACTACGCAAAGATTGACGCGCTAGAGGCCGAAATCAAGGCGCTTCAAGAAACCGCCAAGCCGGACACCTTGGCAATCCTCAATGCCCAACAGCGGCTTAGTCAAGAGCGAGGCAAGGGTGTCAAGGCCGGACAGAGCGCCGCTACAAAGGTAGCCGCATACGACAACAAACTGAAACGGCTCCAAGAAGAACGGGACAGTTTGCCAGACGGCGAACAGAAGCGGCTAGTAATGGAAGAAATCGCTGCCATAACGCAAGAGCGGAAACTGGCAGTCATGGACAACGCCGCCGCACTCCGTACTGCCGAAATCCGGGCAACTATCCAAATGGCCGAAGGTGCCAAAAAGGAAGCCAGGTTGCGGGAATACCGCAAGCAGTACGAGGTAGTGTTTGACGAGTTCAACCGCGAAGCCAGCGAAGCCAACATTATGAGTTCGGGATTCTTCATTACCGGCAACGAAGCGGTAGACCCGGGCATACCTTCTGGGAACCCGGGCTTCAATTCAGTATTTGGTAGCCCCGCCCCCAAGGTCAAGACCGGCAGCCTTTCCCGGTCAGGCACAGTAGACCGCTCCCAAAAAGCGTTCCTCGACACCGTTAGGAAAGCAAACGACGCTTTGGCAAACACCCGCAAGACCCAATGGCTAATGTCACAGGCCGTCGCTCGTCACACTACAGGCAAGGACAAGGGCAAGGTCATTGTTGACTCTAAGGCGGGATTCTATCGGCGCGTCAAGAACGGTGAAATAGACCCGACCGGCAAAGTGCTACTCAACCAACGGATGCTCACCGACCCGGCAAACCTTGGACCGATTAGCCGGGCCGTAGATTCCAATGACGGCAAGGTGACGGACGGGATTCGGGAGATTTCATCCGATGATGCGAAGAAGTACCGCAGCGACGAGGATATTCTGACCGACCGCCTAGCCACAGAGGGCGAAGGCGATATGTATGTCCTCGTAGATGAAGGGCCGCTCAAGATTGAAGCCCACATGAAGGATATGCCTACGGGCCTAATGAAGGCGTTTTATGAACTCAACCGCTTTACTTCCCGCGTGGTACTTGGAACTTCTCCCTCATGGGCACTTGCTCAGCCGATAGCAGAACTACTCGTACAAGTTTCCGACAACCCGAACCCCAGAAGGTTGATCCGCGCCTACCGCGAGGCGGCAGCAAACCGCAAGAACCCCGACACATCAGTTGCTCGCGGGCAAGCACATTTGGCAGGTACAAGTCTCGGAATAGCCCGCGAATACAGCAACGCCAAAACTGCCCAAAAGGACATAAACGCCGCGCTCAAGGTAGAGCGTGAATACCCAGGGTGGCGAATGGTCAAAGAAACCGTTGCGCTCGAGCAGTTGGGCAAGTTTGACAGGTGGAAGGGTAGCCTTATCCGTGAGGCAGGATTGCTTGCCGAACTCGACCGTGAGTTGTCTACCTTGCGCCGTACCGCCAAGGCGATTCAGGGCAACTACGATGTAATCGAACGGTCCTCGGGAATCCTTATGAAGATGAACCGGGCCGAGCAGATCAAGTGGCTCAACTCAAGGGAAGGCATGGAAGCCGGTCAGCTACTCGCCAAGAACCTTGACGAACTCTACGGCAACTGGACCGACTTGAAGCCCGGCTACGAGCGCGAAATCGGCAGCGTCGTTTTCTTCTACCCATTTGTCCGGTTCTCGCTAGATTGGACACTTCGCACCTTCCCCAAGCGTCACCCGGTTCGCTGGCAACTGGCAACGATGTTTGGACAATTCAACGCGGAAATCCTCGAGCGGCTGATGAACTACGACCCCCGCTGGATGAATGATTGGGCGGTAGCGGTTCTTTACGGCGGGCCGGACGGCGACCCGACGATGCTTTCCCCTCTCAGCCGTACCGGAATCGCGGGCAATATCTTTATGGAAGCAGGCTTCTCAAAAGAAGGCGATCTCATCAGTAACTTGTTCAAGGCAGTAGTGCCCCTGACCTCCGGCGCTCCCCGAATCTTCCTAAGTGAAAAAGACCAGTACGGCAACCGCCTGTCTGACCCAGACGATGACATTACCAATCCTGACCCGGGCATGAAAACAAAGGTCGGGCAATGGATTGAAGAATTCCTGTTGCTTGCCGCCCCTCCCCGCGAGATATTGCGCGAAACCGGCTACTCACCGAAGGAAATTATCCAAGGTGAGCAGGACGCACCCGAACTCAGCCTCGACGGGTTTGATCTTACGAAACCCCTCAGTATCTTCTCCAACGCACCCGGCAGAGAACCGAAGGCTGGCGACGATCCGAACCTGACCCGCGACCGCATCCGACGCAACCTGTTTGCCTTAACCCCGGAACCCGTAGAAGGAAAGCAGCAGGAACAGGAACTTGACCGCCTGTACCGTGCCCGCGAGGACGCTCAGACTACGGCCAGGGGCAAGTACCCGCGTGTCACTTTCCGAGGCCGCAAGAATCAAAGTCTTTACGATGTTGGCCGAAAACTGGCTGCCGAACGCCGGGCACAAGAGGCAGAAGGTTTGTCGGGCGAACCTCGTACTGCCGAAGAAAAAAGATTGGCAAAACGGTACATCAAACTTTCGGGCATGAACAAATATGGCTCCGACAGGGTAGAAAAACTCAATCGTCAGATCGTGGAGTACGCAAAGAAGGTAGGCGCACCGTTGCCCAACGATTCAACGATCAAACAGGAAGTCGTACAAGCCCGTTATGACGAACAAGATCAGGTAAAACAGCAATACATGCAAAGATGGGGCGGGACCGAATACCCGGGCTACAGGCAGGCAAAGAAGATGCTGGCACAAACCGGCAATGCTGGCGATTCATTAGGCGAAGGTCTAAGCAACACCCCCCGAACCACACAGGCATCATTGTCAAGCGGCGGCTACAACTACGACGCTACGCAGCCTGGCTACACGCCCAAGACACCGATCACGACCTACAGGGATCAGCCCGCGAACACGCCCCCAGCCGAGCGCATCCCGGCAGGCGCGGGCATTGAACCGATGAAGAATGTTCCCCGTAAGCGTCAGGTTGCCTTTGCCAAGAAGATCCGTGCCCAAAAAGTCAAGGCGTTTGGAAGCGGTAGCGCAAAGATTTCAGCACCCGGTTTGTCAAAATCACAACGCACTTTCGCACAAGTTCTTGCTAAAGAAACCGGCCTTGACCCAAAGGTTGTTGGCGGTTGGGTGCTGGCAGAGCAGGGCTACGCATCGGGCGATTATGAAGCCCGCGATTATCACAATTGGTTGAACATAGGCCCGCATATGGAAGCACCGGAGTTTGGTAGCCCCGCGACTGCGGCTAAGGCGACCGCAGCGTTCTTGCGAGGCGAGAAATGGGGCGCAGGGGCAGGTATTCCCGGCATCCTGCCTAACGCTGTAGGCAAATCCCCAGAGGAACAGGTTGAAGTGCTACGCGGTTCTGGATGGGATGCGGCGGGCTACCAAGACGGCATCCCTTGGCAAGATGTAACAGCAACACCCATCAATACAGGCAACCAACAGCAAGCCAAAGAAAGGTTCTGGCAAATGGTTGAGCGTGGCAAGCGCATGGGTGTGTACGAAGTGCCCGAAGATGCCCCAACAAACCCCCAGGCTACGGGCGACTTCTCACAGGGCGGTAAACAGGGAACCAGCAAAACAGAGTGGTTCGCCCCAGATGAAAACACTTTGTTGCGATTCCAGCCGCCGCTTGCCAATGCCCTGCTACAACTCGCTAAGGCTTCCGGCGAACCTATCTCATTCAACTCAGGTTTCCGAACTAGGGCAGAACAGGAAGCGGCTTACGCCGACTACCAAGCGGGCGGCGCACTTGCGGCGGTGCCAGGAACCTCTAACCATGAGTTCGGTAGGGCCGCAGATGTAAACCTCACCGACAAACAGCGTGAACTTCTCTCGCAATTTGGACTCGGGCTTCCCGTACCGGGCGAAGATTGGCATGTTGAACTTGTCGGTGATGCCGCCAATGCGTACACGGATGGTATGCCGCAAAGTACGCCGACCTCCCCCATGCAGCAAGTCAAGGCCGCAGCGCGGGCAAAAGCCGCAGCCGCTTCCGGCACGACTGGTGGCGGTACCACAGGCGGCACTACCAGCAGCACTACCGAAACCCCGGGCACCCAAAGTAACGCCATCAACAACCTTCAAAACTTCCGTAACCCTGACGGTTCAATACTCAATTGGGGAACGGGCACAGAAATGGATCTACCTTCTGCCGCTGTCAATGTGTCAGAAGCCAGCCAGAATAGTGAGTCAGACAAGGTAAAATCTGTCGCAGAGTCCCTTGCTGGACTACCAAAATATGTCAAACCGAAACCAAAAAAACGATGAAACGACAAGGGCAGAAAAACGGTGAAGGATGAAATGGCGACCAAGCCGAGACTTAGCCCTATTCGTGACGGGGTTAGCGGGGATCATCCACGAAACGGTAATCACTCCGTCCTCCGACCCCCAGTTACTCGTACTGTTCGCCGCAATGTGCGGGCTACCAGCTATTCTGGCCCGAGACAAGGGAAGTCACAAGCCATGAGCGACCTGCGCCGCTACCCACGCACAAGTGTTTATGTCGTTGTAGTTTCGTTGATTCTTGCGGCGATGAATTTCCGTTGGATTTTGTAACAACCGGCAAATGCGATAGATTGCGTACAGGCAATTTCAGGAGAGTAATGGCAAAGTTCCCAGGCAAACACGGCAGGCTTCATCCTTTTCGTCGCATGTGGAAATACCCATATGGTCCGTTGGCAAAGCGTTCTGGCAAGTTTCAAAAGTTTTGCTGGCGAAATGGGTATGTTTCACCCAATTTTACCCGCAATGAGTGGGAGTCAAAAGACGGCAGCCCTGTACCTAGCAACTTGCGGGAAAACGCACAGCGGCAAGCGTTCAAGTGCGAACGGCTACGGCATCGCCTTGGAGACAAACCCCTTGGCGCTCTTTCCTATTACCGCTCCCCGGCCCACAACGCTGCCGTAGGTGGAGCAAGCCAATCCCGCCACATGCAAGCCGACGCTTGCGATTGGGACATAAGCACAATCAACCGTTTTGGCCGTGACAAGTTTCTCGCAGCCTGTGAAGCCATTTGGAAGAACAACGGTATTGGTGTATACCCTGGTGGCAACATTCATACTGACGCTCGCCCGTATCGTGCGCGTTGGAACTCTTGGTAAGAAAGGAAACAGATGAGCGAATACCGAAAGACGGTCGCTGCTGTGATCGGTGCGATTGTTACAATTCTAGCAACGCAGGGTGTTTCTGTGGAGCCAGAAATTGTTGTAGCAGTAACGACGCTGATTACCGCGCTCTTGGTTTACCTAGTGCCCAACGATCCCAGGCTGACTGACTGAATCCTACAATTCGTCAGCCGTTTCGTACAACTGAAAGGGAATAGTGGGCGGTCAAACCATTCATGTTTACCCGAGCCTTGAAAAACTTCAAGCGCAATTAGATGAAAAAGGAGTTTCGCAAGTTGCGCGGGACTTGGGAATATCAAGAAGTACCCTCAGCGACCATGCTCAAAAGCATGGTTTGAATACGGCTAAAAAGCCAACCGCTAAACCTCCAAGCCCCCAGCCCGAGGCAAGGGAAGAAGTTTCTGAGCTTGAAATTGCTCAACAGCGAATCAAAGAACTTGAATCAGCCCTTCGCAAAGATCGCAAAGACAATGTTTATGACGAACGGGTTGCCCGGGCTGTAGAGGACGCAGCGGGCCGCTGTAAATCTAAATATTCCCCGCAGGTAATCCCCAAGTCTCACCGCAAGAAAACTGAGCATGTGTTCGTGCTGGATTGGTCGGACCTTCATGCCGGGGAAGTCGTTTCCCTCGAGGAAACGGGCGGGTTGAACGAATACAATTGGGAAATCATGTTGAAGCGGCAGGACCGCTTGCGTGAGGCGCTTTTCTCGTATCAGGACAACCGCCCATACCCGGTTCGCAAACTCCATGTATTTGCGCTTGGGGATATGCTTTCAGGGAACATTCATGGCGAACTGGAAGCGACCAACGAAATCCCCTTGGCAGAGGCGACGGTTCAATTGGGCCTAGACGGTGCCGAGTGGCTGGAATCTTTGACCGAGCGGTTTGAGTTGATCGAGTTTGCGGGCGTTGTAGGTAATCACCCCAGGGCGCACAAGAAACCGTGGGCCAAGCAGGGCTACGACAACGCAGACTGGACGGCCTATCATGTTATGGCTACCTCGCTGAAAAGAAACAAAAGGATTTCTTTCGACATTCCCAAAGCCAATCAGCACAGGGTTATGGTAGCCGACAGGTTTGCGAACCTGCTGTGGCATGGTGACGGTGTTCGGTCAAGTATGCCCGGGATTCCGTGGGGCGGGGTTAGCCGCCGAGTCAATGCGCTTCGCAATCAGTATGTTTCGGGCGGCATCCCGGTTGATTATTTTCACAACGGGCATTTTCATCAAGCTAACGCTGTAGAGCAGGGAAGGATTATCGTGAACGGTTCAATCAAGGGAGTAGACGAATATTCCCTCAAAGCGTTTGGTGGTGGACAGCCGCCGTGCCAGGTTCTTTCAACCTTCCATCCGAAGCGCGGCCTTACCGATGTTTCATTCCTTGAGTGCGAATGAAGTATTGCCGGTGTGACCGCCCTCGCCTAAACGACCGCCGACCCGACCATTGCCTTCGATGCGGTATGCGTCATGCGCCAAACATTCAATCCTCGGACGATACCTTCGCAGAGTTTTTCGGGATGCTGGCCGACCTCCCGGGCTTTTCAGCCCAATCAATCCGACAAGCCCAGCAAAGGGAGTTGGCAGGCAGGTTCTCATTTGGCATGAAATACATAGGTCGGGACAACTGCGGCGAAGGCTTAGAAGAAGCCGCTGACGGCATGAACTACGCTTTTTTTGACTGGCTCAATGACCGGCGCAAAGGCATAGAAGATATTGACCCAGACTTGCTCGAGGCCGTTCACCATTTTTCCCTTGCCCACGCCGCCCTACAACGAAAACGCTGGAAAACTTGACACTCTTGGTAAGGTTGTTCTAAGCCTGACACCTTCCTTCGTTTCCCGTCCGTCCATGCGGGAAAGTCAGGCTTGTGGGAGGCGCAACGGTCAGCCTGGTGGTGGGGCTGGCCGTTCGTCGTTCTCCACTTCTTCTGCCTCAACCTCGATGATCCCAAGCGCCTTGAGTTCGTCAAGGGATTCAGAGTAGTCGCGTACTTCTGTGATCGCAGTCGGTTCGTTTCTAAGCAGCCGGGCTACTTCAATGTTCGTTCGTTTGACTTGTGCCATGTTGAGCGCCGCCTTGGGCAGATCCTTGGCCGGGATTTCATGGAGGTTCTGTTGGGCCTGTGCGATCATTTCCGCCTCGAGCGCGTGGGCAGCGGTTGCGGTTTCCATAGCGCCATCCGACACTTTTTGGCCTATGTCCTGGCGCAGCCGGTAAACAATGTCCTCGTATTGAACGGGGTAGGTTTCCGATTTCCAACGCTGTAGGGTGCTGGCTGAGATTGGACGGCCTTCCGAAAGCAAGGCTGCCGATGCTTTGGCCGAGTTTCCGCCGTAAAGCGCAAGCATCCGAAGCCCCTCCGCAATGTCAAGTTCGGTCATATCTTGTGGGGTAGCCGGTTTCCGGGCTTCAATTTCCATAGATACAGCATACCCCTTGACAGATGCCATAAGGTAAGACCTAGAAGATTCAACCACCACAGGAAGGCACCATGAGAGACTACGCAGCAAGGCACAGAGAGAGGGTCGCGTCATTTGATGGCACAACTTGCGTCAAGTGCGGGCAACCAATAAAGCGGAGCCAAGCGAAGGCAAGTTCGGCCACGCCTGAAAGCCCGATTCATTGGGGATGCCAAGACGGGGCTAATGATCCTAAGCCATGGCAGGCCGCTAGGGGCTTGTTCAACCGCCGCCGCGAGGATATTGACTACGGAGCAGAACGGTTGGCAGAAACCGCCGAAGCCCGCGCTGCCGGATGGGAGCAGTAATGGGAGACAAGTACCCTTCCAAGGTCGCACCGCAGATGAACATGCTGACCGCTTACGAGTTCCGCAAGTTGATCGCCCGCATGGGTGGATTGTGGACGGGCGGGGCATTAGACGAATTGTTTGGTGCCAGGGCGCGTAACTGGCCTAGCCATAAAGAGTTTCCTGACCACGCTTGGCTTGCGGGCAAATCCCACCTGTATTCGGGCTGGGAAGTATGGCAATGGCTACTGGATACCAACAAGCAACAGGAGGCCGGGGTTTTCAAGGCACACTTGGAAGCCCTTGGAAGGAGGAAGTGGGAGTGAGAGAAACTAAAGCAGCCCGGGAAGCCAGGCACGATTTCTACCGCGCCGTACTAGGTCGGGGTCCGTGCTGGCTGAATACGATCACCCCCCATGCTTGCGACGGCCCGATAGATCCCTGCCACCTACTGAGCAAACAGAAGTTGAAGCGGATAGCCAGGGACCGAGGATACGATGAGGCCGAAACGCTGGCTATGGTCTGGGATGCCCGAAACGGTGTGCCCGGCTGCCGGGCGTATCATCACAAACTGGACAACGGCTTCATGCGGGTCTACTACCACCAACTCCCGGGCTTCACCCACGACTTCATATTCGCATATGACCTCGAGTGGGAAATGGAACAGGTTTACAGAAAGGAGGATCAAACATGAATGATCCCTACACAGGCAATGCTAGGGTCAGTTTCAAATGTTCGGACGATCTTTCAGTAATGCTTGGCGCAGCAGCCCGCTACGAACACCGAAGCGAATCAGCAATTTGTCGGCTCGCGCTCGCTCATTACTTTACCGATCAAGGTTATTTCGACCCCGCAAATCTGGCCGCACTAGCAGCGGGGAAGAAATGAATGGTTTTGTAATCGAAATTGGTTTTTCGCCTGGCGTGATTGAAGCACTTTTGGATAAAGACGCTACCCGTCGAGCGGCAATGCTAATCAAGTGCCACACAACTTTCGACAAGGCAGTAGACAAAGCGATAGACGCATACAGGAAGGAAACATGAGCAATTACACTGTAGAGGGAGTAACCGGGACTCGGGAGTTTGAGTCCAAGAATGGACCGCTTATTTCTTACAAGCTGACGATCAAGGGTGACGATGGGTACCAAGGCCCGGCTGAGATTGCTCAAAAGCCCGCGACTCCGGCACCAACTCCCGGGCAATCCATTGAAGGCACCCTAGACAAGAGCAACCCCAAGTTCCCCCCGAAGTTGAAGAAGGCAATGGGGGCAGGCGGTGGAGGCCGACCCCCTATGGGCAAAAGCAAGGCCGACCAGGATTCGATTGAGCGGGCCGTCGCCTACAAGGGTGCGGTTGATTTGGTGGCCGCGCAGTTGGGCGCGGGCGGCGTACAGAGCGGTAGTGCCCAGATTGAGGCGGCAGTCGCACACCTGTTTGATTTCAGCCTCACGCTGCTACAGGGCAAGCCCGCGACCCCACAGGCACCGACCCCCGCTGCCCCAACCGCCCCAGATCCCGGGCCTACTAAGGAAGAACTCACCGCAGGCTACCATGCCTACCTCAACGGGGCTACGGCAATCGGGCTAACCCAAGAGGCAGCCACGATGAACATTCAACTCAAGAAAACCGCACTTGGGATTGATTCCGTAGAAGCCGCAACCCCAGAGCAGAAGCGGCAAATCCTCGATTTCTTCAACTCCATTTGACATATGCCATATGGTTGTTACATGACCACCACAACAGGAGGCAACGCATGAAACACGAAGAACTGGAAAATGAGGTTCAAGAACTTAGGGAGCGGCTGAACGCTGCTTCTAAGGTTCTTGATTTGATTACTGACAAAATGGAAACCGCTCCCTGGGCTGGCGGGCCAAAACCCGCTACCACGAAGATTCAGGAACTTGATATGGACTTCATTGAGGCAGAAAAAAAGAGGCTCGGGGCATGATCCCCGAACTCAATCAGATAGAACTCAGTCAGGACGGCAAGTGCTACCTCTACAACGGTGAGGACTTTATGCGCGTCACCGATGTAATCCACAAGGTTCTGCCGCCGTACCTGGCACCGTGGGCAGAAGGCGTGGGACAGAAGGCCGCGCTGACGATCTATGAACAAACAGGATCGTTGCCCGACAACATGGCGGAACTCAAGCAGATGGTCCGAGATTCCGGGCTTACCTGCGAGGATGAAAAGAAAGAAGGCGGAGATCGCGGTTCTGCCCTCCACCTTGCTATTGAGTCCATGATTCGTACTGGCGACATTCTTAGCGTGTCAGATTTCGACAACCCCGAACACGCTTTGTACGCTCAGTCGTTTGCCGAATGGATGCTTGACTACCAGCCGGTATTTGAGGAAGCCGAAGTAAGGATTGTCCATCCTGAACTCGGGTACGCGGGCACCTTCGATGCCATTGGCAAAGTCACAGCCCGGCCAAAGGGTGCCAGGGGCGACGATCTAACAGGCAAGCGAATCCTGTTTGACTTCAAGACCAACAAGCAGAAAGCCGTGTACGAACAGCACCTTTACCAACTGTGCGCGTACCAACTTGCCTGTGAGCGTTGGGGCATCGAGACTGAGGGTGCGGCAGTAGTGTCAATAGGCCCGCCCAAAGACAAGGGCAAGCCGTACACCTTTCGTCCGAACTACATGGAACCCAAGGCTTTTGAGGAAGTCATGCGGTTCTACCGTACTACCGAACTACAGAAGGCAAGAAACCCCCTGGGAAGGAA